GCGGCCCTGCCCAGGTTCCCAGTGTCCGGGTTGACCTCTGTGCTCTCCTCCGCCAGCTCCCGGTACCGCCGCAGCTCCAGCGTGACGTACACGTCCCCCGTCCCGTCCCGCTGCCCGTGGCCCACGGGCCCCAGCAGTACCGGGAGATTGACAGGCGTGTCCGTGACGATGAAGCGCAGCACGTCGCCGCTGTTGGACCACTCCACCAGCCGGTCCACCACGGCGTAGGGCTCCCCGGTCCACCCGGCCTCGGTGTAGTTCCGCTCCGAGGAGGGCAGCAGGAACTCCTTCCGCTCGTTGAACAGCTGCCGCAGTCCCGGCAGGTTCACCTGCCCCGTGTCCGTCATGTCCAGGCTCTCCACGGCCCGGCCCTCCTCCACCTGGAAGTCCGGGGGCGTGACGGGCATGATGAGCTCCTGGTTCGTCTTCACGTTCCGAAAGATGATCTGCATCTCAGCCGCCTCCTCTCAGCAGAGCCGCCCGGAGCTTTTGGGCCAGGGCGGCCGCGATCTCGTCGATGTCGGAGTCCTGGCGGACGACAAACTCGTTGCCCGTGACTGTGACGCTCACATTGCCCCCGCCCCGGTCCATCGTCCGGGCCTCCGCCGCCGTCAGCACCCGCTCCCCCTGATGGAGGAGGGCCGGGTACTCGTCCCAGGGCACATAGTTCAGTCCGAAGGCGTGGGAATGATTATAATAGCCCATGGCCTCCAGCACACCGACATCCCCGCCCACCGACGACAACGCGGCCCCTTCGTCCATTGCTTTCAGCGTCCCCGTCCGCGCCTTTTCGTCTTCGGTGGTCCTGCCAATGCCGAAAAACTTTAAAAAGGACTTTTGACCATACTCTGTGGCCATTGTACCTCTGGATAATTCATTGCTTTTATTCAAGGCGTTGGTATTGGCCTCCAGACCTGCTGTCAGTTCCCGCGTGGCGGCGATTTGTTCATTGTCCAGCTCTTCCATCTTCTGATACCACTGGCTGGACTCATAGGCCGCCGTCGCCAGGGCCTCGGCCTCCTCTTTGAGGTTTACCATTTCCTGACCGGCTTCCATACTGCCGTTCCTGTAAGCCTCCTCGGCCTCATGGTACTGTACCGCCAAGTTCTTTAAGTCCGCCACCTGGTCCTCGGAGAATACGGTGTTTTCCTTGTCGATGGCCCTGGTCAGCACCGCCTGCAGGGCCTCCCGCTGGTACTGATCCCGGAGGTTCTCGCCGTACGCCTGGACCTCGCCGCCGATGGCACTCAGTTCCGCCAGCTTGTTCCCCAGATACCCGCCATAGGAAGCGATATCCGCCTCCTTGGCCTCGTTCCGCCGTGTGTTGTAGGCGTCGCCCCCGGCGGAGTCTATGTTCTCCTTCAGGCCCTGGAGCGTGCTGTCCAGGCCCTCGGTTGATTTGGACTGGATATCCATCATCCCGGCGTAAAGCTTTTCAAACTGCTCAAGAATGACCTGGCTGACCTCTGCCCCGGAGAGAGAGCCCTTGGAGATCAGATCATAGATGTCCCCAACCTGGAACTCCTTACGCTTGCCTTTTTTATCCTTTCGCAGACGCTTGTCGATTTGGAGTATCCCGCTCTCACTGTTCAGATCATCCGCCAACCACTGGAACACAGAGAAGCCCCGCTCGTTCAGCGGGTTCAGGTACTCCAAGGACGCTTTATTGCTGGACTGCATCCGGCCCAGGTAAGTCGCCACCGTCCCGATGTCCGACGTGCCCAGGCCCAGAGCGGCCCCGGCGTCGCCCACCTTTGTCAGCGTGGGAATGATGTCGTCCACCGCCGTGCCGAAGCTGAGCATGGTCTTGGAGATACCCACCAGGTCGTCGTAGAGGAAGGGCGTGGTGTTGGCGGTGTTCTGTACCTGCTCCAGGAATACGGCCGCTTTCTTGTCGTCCCCCAGGAGCGTGTTGAAGGACAGCTTCGTGGTCTCCCGCCCCGTGGCCAGAGTGGAGCCGGAGGACAGGCTTTCCGCCGTGGCGGCGTTGGTGTCCTCGTAGAGGGTGCGGTAGTAGTCCTTGAACGCTTCGTTTTCTTTTTGAAAGTTCTGAATTGCGCCGCTGGCAAGCCCGATGGCTCCTCCTGCGACCGCGCCTACTGCCGTTCCGATTCCGGGGATTACATTCCCAATCATTGCCCCGGAGGCAGACATAGACAGTGCCGATGAAAGCGCATCTCCAGTTCCAGCTCCAAGAGCACTGCTTATTAGAGTATTTGTCCCCTCCTGTACAATTCCGCCCAACATATCGCTGAGACCGCTGGCCGCAAGCGTACTAATAACGGTATCGATCCGGTTTCCGCTGGAACCGCCAGACCCGCCGCTTGCAACGCCCTCTACAGACCGGATCTGCTTTTCAGTCTCCTTCATGGTCTTGTTGATGGCCTCCAGTTTCCGGCGGTAGTCCTCATACTCCTGTCCCGCTAGGGAGGCCCGCAGCCCGTCCGCCTCGCTGTGGGTTTTGGCAAACTGCCTCTGCGCCTCCTGCATGGCTTTCCGGGCCTTGTCCGTTTCCGCCTGCAAAATCGACTTCTCGCCGGACAGCTCATGCAGGGTCCGCTCCAGATGCTCCGAATCCTTGTCAAACGCCTTCGTGACGTTGGACATATTTTTCAGTACAGAGGAATATCGGTCCTCCGCCTTGATGACAATACTTGTTTCCGGCATAGAGTCACCTGCTTTCGTCGTTGACTAAAGTTTAGAATCGTGGTATAGTCCACATGAGGAGGTGTTTACATGTTGCTTCTGTTTACAATGCTTTTTTCGATTGCTTTCATTGTAGGTATCTGCTGCGTTGTGACAGGCTTTGGCATGGTTGCTGGAAGGACTAAGTATGCGGACATTCCATCCGCAGAACGCGAAACAAAAGGCTGGTGTTACCTTCTCACAGGGTTCCTGCTTGTGCTTGGGATTCCTCTGCTCTTTGTATTTGCAGTTTGATTTATCCGCCCTCCCCTCCGGGAGGGCGGTTTTCCTTTCCCTACCAGACAAAGCCCTCGCTCCGCCGCTCCGCTTGTCTGGCGGCGAACGCCCGGATGACCTCCGTCCACCCGTCCCGGCCCTCGTAGAGGGCCTTTAAATCGCTCAGCCCCCAGTTCTTGGCGGCGAACAGGTAGTACAGGAGGCTGAGATCCGGGTCCTCCGCCGCCTCTAGGCGTTTTTTACCTCAACCAGGGTCTTTCGAAGATATCCAGACAGCCTCTGGATCTCGATGTACAGCTCGTCGATCTCCCCGGCGGTCAGCCGGGCCTTGATGGCGTCCGGGGGCGTCACCGCGCCCTTCTCCGCGTCCAGCAGACGGCTGTCCCGCCAGTCCGGGTCCTTGCAGCCGTACAACACGGCGGACACCGCCTGGTCTTCCCGGGGCTTGTCCTGGAGATCCCGGACCTCCTTGTAGGTCAGCGCCCGCACCGTGAAGATCACAGGCTCCCCGGTAATCTCACTCAGCCGCTTTACCTCCACCCGCTTCTCCGGCAGGACCTTCCGCGCGTCCGGCACCTCCGGCCTTAGCAGCAGGTCCAATACACTTACGTTCTTCTCGTTTTCCATAAGATCCTCCCTTTCAAAAAAGTTTTCCTTGCTTTCACTTGTGAAATTGATATAATAACTATAGGAACACATCCGCCACGTCGTGAAAATCAGGAGGAAAGGACATGGTAGACGTTATGACTGACAAGCAGTTCAAAACCATTCTGGAAATGGTAGACATGATCCTTGACGGATGCAAAGACTTGGAAGAAGCCAAGGCAAAGGTCCAAAAGCTGATTGAGAACCAGAATGGCAAAAAGGAAGACTGACGCGCCGCCGGGGAGAAGCCTCCCCGGCTTTTTCTTGTCATTGCGGCGGCGCCACTTGGTCCAGGTACTCGAAGCCCGTGGCCTGGAAGGGCACCGTCATGCTCCCCGCCTTGCCGGCGGCGAAGTCCATCAGGGTCTGCTCGTCGTAGTTCATGCCGTACACCGCCACACGCTCCGCGCCGTAGGCGTCCGGGTCGTCCAGCTTGGCAACCAAAGTCCGGCGGATATCATGCCCCTTGTCGGCGGCGATCACGTCGTCCGCCCCCCGGCTGTAGACCTTGTGGAGGGTCATGGAGCCGGTGATCTTGATGCCGGTCAGCTTCCGGTCCTCCGCCATCCGGCCGCACATGTTGATGGGGTCCCAGTTCTTCGTCACCTTCAGCTGGAAGGCGCTGATCTCCGCGATCTCCGCACCGTCCGCCCACACGGTCCCCCACGTCCCGTTCATTGTCCGGGAGCCATTCTCGAATGCCATATCAAATCCCCCTTACACGTAAATCTTGATCCGCACGTCCTCGATGGCGTCAATGGGCCTGATGTCCAGCGCCAAAAAGACATACGTCTTGGTGTTGGCCTCCCGGATCTGCTGCTCCGTCATCTCCGCCGTGGCCACGCCGATGCTCTGGAGGTACGCATCCTGCTCCTCCACGTCGATGTCGCAGGTGAAGTCCTCCTCGATAAGCCCGTCCTTCGCCAGCGCCTGAAGGTAGAGCTTCACGGCGGTGATGAGCAGGAGCTTGTTGTCGTAGCTGTTCTGGAACTTGCCGATGTAGTTGTCCTGGATCGCCAGCCGCAGGTCCCACTGGAGCAGGT